GGGTTGCCCACGGCGCTCAAGGGCCTGTCGCAATGGCAGCTTGAGGACTTGTCGGGGAGGCTTGGCGCCGTGCGCGCTGCGCGCCTGGGGTTCGCGGGCGAGGGTTTCGTCATCGCGGTCCCGGCGCCGGACGTGCCGGTTGCCATTGAGCGCCTGTGGGCGCTGCTCGCGCTGCAGGGCCTTGGCCTCTACGCGACGGTCGAGGCGGCCATTGAGTCGGCGGACGTGCCGACGCGCCTCTACTACCGGGAGGCGGGCCTGTTCCGCCGGGATAGCGGCATCCTCGTGGAGTTCGCGCACGCCCTGGGCATGACCGACGCACAGATTGACGACCTGTTCCGCTACGCCGCCGCGCTTAAGGCCGCTGCCGTGCCTGCTGCGCCCACGCTTGACACCCCGGTCGAACCTGACCCCCCGCCAGACCCCTAGCCAGGAGCCCACCCATGACCCGCCTATTCGTCGCCGCCGTGCTTGCCACGATCCTCGCCGCCACCCTCAGCGCCCCGGGCGCCGTGGCCGCGCCCGTCACCGCCCCGATGCAGTCCGACTCGTCCGTGCCAATCTCGGTGGCGACCGCGACGACTGTCGAACTGGTCCCCGCCGTGGCCGGGCAGTCCATCTTCGTGACCCACTACAACTTCGTCGCGGCGGGCGCCGGGAGCGTGAAGCTGGTTTCGGGCACCGGCGCCAACTGCGGCACCGGCACCGCGGACGTGACCGGGAACTACACCCTGACCGCCTCGGCAGCCGTGGAAGCGGGTTCCGGCCTGGGTGTCCTTGCCATTGTGGCGCCCGGGCGCGCGCTCTGCATCACCAACGCCGCTGCGGTGGGAATGTACGGCCTCCTCTCGTTCGCCCAGCGATAAGCCTCGGCGCCACCCCTTAAGGAGACCCGCTGATGTCCAAGGGCAACACGTTCGAAAACGACCTCCTGCAGTTGATCTTCAACGCGGTCCCCATCGCGAACCTCGCTGACAACGCTGCCAGCGCCCCGCTGACCAACCTGTTCCTCGCCCTCCATAGCGCGGACCCGGGCGAAGCGGGCACCCAGGCCACCAACGAGGTGGCCTATACGGGCTACACGGGCGCGGTGCGCGCGGCGGTCGCGCGGACGGCGGGTGGTTGGACGGTCACCGGCAACAGCGTCAGCCCGGCTGCAACGGTCAGTTTCCCGGCTTGCACCGGGGGTTCGGCCACGGCAACCCACGTTTCAATCGGCACGAACCAGACGGTCGGGAACGCCTCGAAAATCCTCTACAAAGGCGCGCTCACCCCCAACATCGTGATCGCCAACGGTGTGACACCACAGATCACCAACACCTCCACGATCACGGAGGACTAGGCCGTGGCTCAGTATGCCAACGGCGGTCCGGCCTGGGCGCTTTGCGAGGCCAACGCGCCCGGCGCGACCCTCTGCCAGGAGGAGCCGCTGCCGCCCGAGGGCACCTACCGCGTGATCGGCTACTTCCTGTTCGACCGGGAAGGGGAACCGGTCCTGCAGTGGAACTGGGTCGAGTGGTCGCTTGAGGGCGCCAAGACCCAGGCGCGCGCTGATCTGGAGGCCGCCTATCAGGCGCGCATGGAGGTGGGTTTCGCGCACGACTTCGGCGGTGGTTTGGAACACCTACAGGTCAGCCGGACGGAGGATCAGGTTCGCTGGCTCGGCTACAAGGACGCCTGTGAGGACCAGATCGCAGCCGGGTTCGGCGCGGCGCCGGTCGCCATTCCCATCCGGTCGTTCGAGAACATCACCCACACGGTCACCGCGAACGATGGCCGCGCCCTGATGATCGCCCTGCGCGGTTGGATGGCGACCCAACTGGCGTGGACCTGGGCGATGAAGGACCACATCGAAACCCTCACCACCCATGAGCAGTTCGCCGCGCTCGACTTCGGAGGTTGACGGATGGCTATCACGACCCTGGACGACCTGATCGGCGCCACGCGCCAGAACATCGAGTATTACAAGACCGGCACGCGCACGACCGGCGCGGTGGCGGGCGCGAACTACACGTTCTTCGACCTCGCGGGCCAACCCACCGGCCCGGCCCTCCCCATCGGCAACACCAACCCAGGTGTCGTCCCGGTCGACACCGATCCCGGCTATTGGCCCATCAACGCCTTCGCAGGTGGCGCGAAGGGCTACCTAAGCCGGGTTGCCTACGCCTCCAGCGTCATCGGGCGCTTTGGTATCTATGACCGGGTCTACGCGGCAGGGGCCTACGCCCACAACGCGGGCACCGTGGGCCCGTTCAGCAGCCCCTCGTGGGCCAGTCGGGTTCCTGCGGGTGACTATAAAGGCCTGGAAATCTGGATCGAGGTGGCGGTGCAGTTCGGCGCCGGTGCGACGGCCTTTGGCGTCACGGTGACCTACACCGATCAGGACGGCAACGGCGGGGCTACGGCAAGCATCAGCGGCCTCGCCACGGCAGGCCTGACAATCGGTCGGGCGTACCAGCTTCCGTTGGCATCTGGCGACAGCGGGCTCCAGGCCATCACGCAGGTCCAGATCACCACAGGCGGCGCGGTATCAGGGTCCGTCAATGTTATGGTCCTGCGCCCCCTGGCGCCGGTCCTCCGCATCCCCATCGCGGGGGCGGGAGACGTGTTCGACGCCTTCAAGGTTGGGATGCCTGAGGTGTTCGCCGACAGCGCCATCTACCCGATCTTCTCGCCGGACAGCACGGCGGCGGGCATCAACGAACTGACCATTGAGATCGCCTCGGGATGACCATAGTCACGCGCGCCGAGTTGCTGGCTGCGCGCAAGCTGCGCGTGTCCTACACCAAGACCGGCATGAGCGGGTCGGGGAACTTCCAGGCGCGCAGCCTCCTGTTTGCCCAGGCAGGCTTTCCGGCTGCTGGAACGCTAAGCGGGGGAAGCACCACGGCTGCCGGGGTGATCCCGACCGCCGCGACCGCTGGGTGCCCCGGCATCCCCAGCTTCGGGGGCCTCACAGGCTACCTGACCAAGATGGATTGGGCCTCGAATAACGGGGGTCGGTGCTACTGGGTGTTCGATCTTCTGTGGAAGGCCGGGGCCTATACCACGGCGTCCAACACGGTGGTTTCTCCGCCCGCTCTGACGCGCGTTCCTGGCGGCGACTTCAAGGGTCTCGAAATCTGGATCGAGGCGGTCGTGACCTTCGTCGGCACGGCAGTCGTCACCATTGAGTACGATGACGAGAACGGCGCACCCCGAAGCGTTGCAACGACCCTGGTCGCCGCCATGGATGCCGGTCGCACCACGCGCGTCAGCTTGCCGACAGCGGGGGTCCAGAGGGTCACCCGCGTCATCGAGGCAGGGGCAACCGGAGGCACCTTCAACGTGGTGATCCTGCGGCGACTGGCGACGTCTTTGAACCCGCTGTTCATTGCCCCCTCGAACTCCAACGGCATCGTCCAGCCGACGATGAACTACCTGCAACTGGGTTTTCCGCAGGTCTACGAGGACAGCGCGCTCTACTTCATCGCGGACACCACGAACGGCAGCCGGGCGGTGGGCATCTACCTCGAAATTGCGGTGGGGTGAGCCATGACCATCACCACCCAGGCCCAACTCGACGCGGCGCTGAAGTTCGACGTCACGATCATCAAGAACCCTCTGTCCCAGAACGGGGCGTTCGAGGGCCGGGCAATCACCTTCCACACGGCGGGAAACCCGGTAGCCGGATCGCAGGCCGGGTCGAGCCCGGCTGCGGGCGTGATCGAAACCGACGCGACGACCGGCTGCCCAACTATCCCCAGCTTCGGCGGCCTGGATGGGCACATCGTTGGCGTGACCTACGCCGTCTCCGCGACCAACCGGAGCGGCTGGCTCTACGACCGGCTGTGGCGCGCGGGAACCTATGCCTTCAACGCCAATCAGGCGGTCACGGCCTCCGCCTTGAGCCGGGTTCCGGGCGGTGACTTCAAGGGTCTTGAGCTATGGATCGAGGTCACGACCGACATGGTCGGAACCGCCACGGTCACCATTCTTTACGAGGACGAGAACAGCGCCCCAAGGACCTCCACGACCACCCTTCCGGCGGCCCTGGCAAACGGTAGGTGCTACCGGGCCAACTTGGCAGGGGCTGGCATCTCCAAGGTCACCAACGTCCAACTGACCGGCGCGACGGGCGGTGCGATCAACGTCGCCATCATGCGGCGGCTGGTCTCCTGCCTCAAGATGTACGACCAAGCCACCAGCACCGGCACGTCCATCCCCTCGTATGGGTTCAATGACCTCCAGACCGGCTTCGTGCGGGTCTACGAGGACAGCGCGCTCGTGCTGGTCTGCGACAACGCGACCTCCGCCCGAAACGGCTTCATCTCGATCCGCATTGCGGTGGGGTAGGCCATGACCGTGCTTCTCCGTCGTCCGATTGCGAGCGCCCGGGGCGCCGTTGCGGGTGTGGCAGCGGGCGACCTCGCGACCCTGCTGGGTGCGGCCTATTTCGCGGCAGGTTCGGCCCCGGCGTCCGGCGCCTTCACGGTGGCGGGGGTGGCAGGCGTCACCCTGGTCGGCGCCGCGCTGGCGTCCGGCGCGGTCTCGGTTGGCGGGGTTGCGGACTCGGCGCTCGTGGGGCGTGCCCTGGCGGGGGCCAGCTTCACCATTGCCGGGGTCGGCGCCGCCGATTGGACCGCAGCCACCGGGGCCTCGTCCTTCACCATCACCGGAAACGCCACAGCGGCGGCCACAGGGGCGGCCCTGGCGCGCGGCGCCGTGGTGGTGGCGGGGGTGGGCGCGGCTGCGCTTACAGGCGCCGCCCTGGCCGCCGCTGCGGCCAGCTTTGCCGGTTCGGCCACTGCCGCGTTCGTCAGTGGCGTGCTGGTGCCGGTCAACATTCCACCGGAGCGCACGCTGCGTGTCGGCCTGGACGCTCGAGCCCTGACCGTGGGCCTTGACGAGCGGCGCCTGACGATTGCGCCCGACGCCCGCACGCTCACCGTGCCTGCCGACCCCCGGTCGCTCGTTGTGGCCCCGGACGCGCGCACGCTCACCGTCGCGGCCTAGCACCACCCAAACCCAGGAGAACGCCGTGGAAATGGAAACCGCGCCTGACGGCGTGCGCTTCGCATACAAGGACCCCAACGCCCGCGTCCCGTTCTTCGTGAATTGGATCGATTGGCTGGACGGCGACACCATCGCGACCGCGTCGGTGATCCTGTCGTCAACGGAGGTGGTGCTCCACAGCCAGAGCAACACCACGACCGGCCACACGATCTGGCTGACCGGCGGCATCGAGGGCAAGACCTACCTCGTCACGAGTCGGGTCGTCACGGCGGGGAACGTTCAGGATGATCGGTCCTTCCGACTGATCTGTCGCCAGCGATAGAGGGCGCCGGTGGCATACCTCGAAAACGTCTTCGCCGCGCTGTCCCACCTCGTAAACGCCCTGACAGGCGGTGATGCCCGCAACTCGTTTTCAGCCCGCACCGGGGCAGCGCTGGCGCGCGGCGAGGCATGGGCCCGGCCTGTGGCCTGGGTGATCGACCGGGCGCTGTTCAGCCGGAACCACTGCCTTGAACATGCCCGGGAGGAGGGGCTGATCTGATGGATGCCGAACCTCCGCGCCAAGCCTTTGAACTTGGCATATCCGCCGTCGCCGGGGCGTCCTTTTGGGGCCTCTATCACCTTGCCACGCTCATGCGCGGCGGGCGGAAGATCGAACCGCAGCACTGGGTGCGCGCCGCCATCACCGTCGCGATGGGAATCGTCGCGGGTGTCCTTGTGGCCGAGTTCCTTGGTCCGGCCCTGATCCCGCTGGTCCCCATCGCCGGGCTGCGCGACCCCTACGTCGTCGGTTTCATCCTGGGCGCCGCCTCCTGGGAACTGGCTCCCTTCGTGTTCCGTGGTGTCCGAGCGTTTGGCGCGAAGAAGGTGAAGGAGGCTGGCGAATGATGCCGCAAGTCGCGTGGGACTTCTTGGCGCTGGGCGGGGCGGTGATTTCATGCCTCGCCACCCTGGCCCGCCGCCATATGTTGTCCGACACGCTGGGGCGTTGGCACTCGGCGCCCGGCTCGGTCCAGGCCGCGCTCGCGTTTCAGTCGATCGTGACCGGCGGCATTGCCGTGAGCCTCGCCGTAGGCGGCCACCATGCCAACGAGGTCGAAACGCTGCTGCTTCTGGTGTCCGCGGTCGTCTCCGTCGCCCTGTGGCGAAACCTATCCCGCCAGGAGCGCGAAACCGAGGTTGAACAATGAGCGCCGCCGCCAAGGCCGTCTGGCCGAAACCCGACCTCGCGTCGATGAACGCCTACTACGGCAACCCGGATCGAAACCGCGACGGGACCGCCGACCGGGATTGGGAGGACGCCAACCTCACCCGCCTCGTGCCGCCGTACCGCATGGTGCTGGCCTGGGATACCTCCCGCGAGCTTTCGGCCATCCGCGTCCACAAGAAGGTCGCGCCCAGCTTGGAAAGCATTCTCGAGCGGATCCTCGAACACTACGGCTCGCAGGCCGCCGTCGAGCAGGCCCGGCTCCACCTGTTCGGGGGCGCCTACAACTTCCGCCTAAAGCGGGGTGGCAGCACGTTGTCGAACCACTCCTGGGGCTCGGCCATCGACCTCGACCCGGAGCGGAATGCGTTCGGGCGCCGCTGGAAGCCGGGCGCCGGGATGATGCCCGAGGCGGTGGTGGAGCTCTTCAAGTCTGAGGGCTGGCGCTGGGGTGGACCGTTCCCCAAGGCCGACGCCATGCACTTCGAAGCGGTCAGAGGATGAAGGGAACCACGATGGACTCCAAGTCACTGTTCAAGTCGAAGACCGTATGGGGCGCGCTCATCGCGGGCGCTTCCCCGGCGCTGCCGATGGCGGTCGCGCTGCTGGGTTGGGACCGTTTCGTCAGCGCGGAGGAGATTACCTCCCTCGCGCAGAACGCGATGGCCCTGGGTGGCGGCGCCCTGGCGATCTATGGCCGCGTGAAGGCCCGGAAGCTCATCCGGTAGCGCCACGCGCCCGCACAGACGATGGAGGCCCCCCGGCTCGCGCTGGGGGGCCTTTTTCGTTTCAGCCGCCCGCGTGCGCCAGGGCCCGGTCGATCAGGTATCGAAGGTCGCGCAACTCCTCGACGGACACGGTGAGGGTCTGGACGGGGCAGAACGCGTTCCAACCGTCCGGGCACTCAATGGTCGCGCCGTGACCGTACCCATGGTCGCGGGCGCCGTTGTCGTTGATGGTGACACGCAGGCGGCCCAGGCGTTTGTCGTAGTTCACTCGATGTCCTCCCCATAGACCCGAGCAAGCTCGGGCACGTCGCCCCGCTCCATGAGGCCGAACACGATCTCCACCACCCGGGGGATCGACTCCTTGCCGGTGGCCCATCGCCGCACGCGGCGGGAGTCGTAGTCGAACAGGCGGGCGAAGGCGTTCTGGCCCAGCCCCAGGCGCTCCAGTTCGATGCGGAAGTCGTCGGCGCTCATGGCCGGACGCCCGTATCGAGGCGGACCGTGAGGCCCAGGGAGCGCCAGACGCCATGGCGCCGCAGGTTGTCGTCGATGGCGAAGTGGCGGGCATCGCGCCAGCGCGCCACCACCTCGCCCAGCGTCATGCGGGTGGTGTCGCCCAGGCCGTCCGTCACCTCGACGGGCGTGTCGTCCGGTAGCGGGCCGGTCATGTGGTTTCCTTTGGGTCGAAGGCGTGGGTGATGTTTTGCGCTTTGGCAACAGCGGCGTGGAGCGCGTGGTAACCCCGCTCGGCGGCGGCCTGCTGTGAGGGGTTGCCGACGTACGCCTTGGCCGCCTCGGCGTCGGTGAGCAATCCTTCGCGGCCCTCACCGGCCAGCGCCAACAAGCCGCGCGCCTGGGCGAGCGTTAGCACGAGGGTGAGGTGGTGGGGCGCGCTCATGCCGCGACTCCTTCCGGCTGCAGGTTGAGAAGTTCGATCCCGTCCCGGTTGGTGTCGAGGAAGCCGAGGCGGTCGAACCCAAGAGGGTCGGCGGGCAGGGGGTCGCCGAAGATGTGGGCCGTCAGGGCGGCGTGGAGCGACCCGGCGAACCGGAACGCCCTCACGGCCACCACGGCGTCTACGGCCGCCCATACGAGGCCGCGCTGGGCCACGATGTCGACGAACGCGACCCGGGTGATCGCGCTGGGCGGGATGGCGCCCAGGTGGGCGCAGGTTCCCATGGCGCGCAGGCTGGTCTCCCACGCCTTCCCGTTGGCGTAGTCGCGCATCAACCGGTCCCGGTAGTGGCGGGTCCGGCGGTGCATATCCCAGCCGGGTGGGAGGTCGTCGTGGCCCCGGGCGGTCTGTTCCACGGCGTCCTCGTCCGGCACGAGGCAGAACGGATTGAGCCGGTCGGTCTCGACCTCCAGCACGGCGAACCGCACCGGGGGGGCTCCCTGGGGGGGTGCGCGTAGGCCGCGCCGCCGGTCGATGGCGTTGACGCCGAAGAAGGGGCCATAGGCCGAGGTCAGATAGACCGCGCCCGGGTGGCTGGTCGCCTTCCAGTTGGACCGCTTGGTCTCGCGCCGGGGGCGAAGGCCCTCGGCCATGGCCCGCCGGGCGGCAGGCTCGTTGGTGCCGTGGTAGAGCCTCACGCGCCCACCTCCGACTGAATGCGGTCCATTTGGGCGCGGATATACTTGGGAATCGCGGCGCCGTACTCAAAGGCGTCGGGCCAGCCCTCGACGGTGAGGTAGGCGTACTGCCGGTCAACCTCACCGTCGATGTTGTCGCCGACCCGGCGGCAGACCCCGAAGTCCACGCGCTTGCCTTCCGCCTGCAGTTCGTCGCGCAGCTTCGCGGCCTCGCTGGGCGTGTCCCAGTAGTGGCACTCGATGATGTCGTCGTGGTCGTCCAGTTCCTCGACCACCCACTCATAATGCACGTTCATTTTGGTCTCCTGGCGGGCACCATGCCCTTCCGACGCCTCTGCCCGGCCACCCCTGCGGGCTCCGGGCTCGGGCGCGTTCAGCGCGGCTGGGGGCGGTGGGCTACCAGCCGAACTTCTCGGCGCACACCGGGCCGATCCCCCGCTGGACGCTCTCCGGGTCCGTGAGGTCCCGGTTGCAGATCGCGCAGACTCCGAACTGGCGCCCGTAAGCGATGGCCGCCGTTTCCGGGTCGGCGGCCAGCCCGACAATCTCCTGCTCAAGAACCTCGGTGCATTCGAACGACCGCTTGAACCGGCCATCCTGAACCTTGCCGAGGTAGGTCTCGCCCTGGGTGACGTAGATGGCCCCGGGGTTGGCGCCGGTGGCCTTGGCGGGTTTGAACTTGAACCCGGCCAACCGCAGCGAAACCCGCTTGGCGCCCTTGTCGAAGGCGCTCTGGAAAGCCGCCGCGACCCGGCTCAGGTCCATGACCGGGGCGTTGGCCTCGCGCTCGGCACGGGCCTTGGCCCGGGCGGCATCCCGCTCCGCGTCGGCGGCGCGCAGGCGCTCCACCGTGGCCATCTGCTTGTCGGTGAGGTGGCCGTACCGCTCGACCGCCTCGTGCATGGCCTGGGCAAACCCAAAGCCGCCGCGCTTGGCGGCGATCCAGGCGGCGGCCTCCGGGTGCGATTCCGCGAAACCCGCGACGGCGGCCTCGACCTTGCGAACCTTGCTGGCATGGGCCTGGGCGCGGGCCTTGGCGCGCTGCTCGGGGGAGGTGCGGAAGGTGAACCGGCCCACCCCCTTACAGGTGAAGCACTTCTGGCCGTGGCGCGAGCGACCGTAGTAGATGCCCGAGCCCCGGCACTTCTGGCAGTTTTCGACGTAGGTTTCGCCGGTATAGGCCGCGTGGACCTCGGCCTGGGTCATGGCGTTGGCCCGCACCAGCGGGGCTGCGGGGCGGGTGTGAACCGAGAGGTCCGGTTCGTCTAGGTCCGCAAAGTAGTCCATGGGGTCCTCCGTGGGCTTGATGCCCTCCGATGCGGTAATAATACCGGCCAAGCCGGGTGGTGCAACTCCTTTCTCAGTCGGTTTCGGGGATGGGCACCATGCCCTTGCACGCCAAAGGCCCCGCACTCTAGGGGCCGGGGCCGGGTGGCGGGTTGTCCCCGATGGGGTGGGGTTAGGCGGCGGGGAAGTCCCCATCAGTGTGTGTGAATACGCCGTAGGTGTAGACCCGCTGCCCGAGGTCTTTGCCGTTGGCATCGGTGGCGATGACGTAGGCCATGCCGATGTTGCGGCGGGCGCTTGCCTTGGCGGCTTTGGCAAAAGCCTTCGCCCTGGAAAGCCGGTGAAAGACGAACGGGTTGTCCGGCTGATCGTCGTGGGCGTAATCGACGCGGTAGGTGGTCATCTTGGTCTCTCCTGTCGGGCGGGGTGCCCTTACACGCCCAAGGCCCGGCCACCTAGCGGCTCCGGGCGTGGGCGGGTTGTCCGCGAAGGGGGGTGGGTTAGGCGGGTCGGACCTCCCGGGTGATGACGGTCTCGAGGTGGTGGTTGTCCGCCAACTCGGCCCAGAGGGACCGCTGGTGGTCGTTGGCGAGCGCCCGGGTGGCGAACGGCCCGAACACCTGGGGGTCGGTGTTGTCGAAGGTCGCGACGATCACGAAGATGGTCGGGGCGGTCATTACGCAACCCCCCGGAAGGTCCGAATGTCGGCCACTAGCTGTTCGACCGACACGTCGAACACGTCCATGACCAGCGATGCCGTCACGCAGGGCACCGGCTCGGGTTCATCGATCCACTCGATGTCGGTGTTGAGTGCCAGCCACTCCATTGCGGTTTCGTAGGTGCCCATTTGTCGGTCTCCTGCCGGGCGGGGTTGCCCTTGCACGCCTTCGGGCGGGCCAGCGTTCGCCTCCCGCCCTGGGCCGTTTTCCGGCGATGTGGAACGCGTTCCGCCTTACTTGAGGGCACGCTTGCGCGCGTCGGTCAGATACTTGGCAGCGGCGGCGTCGCGGGCGGTGGCGGTGTCGAAGTGTCGCTCGTTCTGGCTGGCGCCGTATCGCACGCCGTTGCGGGTCGCGCAGGGGTAGAACGAGAAGTAGCGTCCCGGGGCCCGTCCGTAGCCCCATGACTGGTCGGGGGTCTGGGTGAAGGTGTTTTCCGAGAAGCGGATCGTCGCGCCGATCTTGCGACCCAGGCGGTCTGTGACGCCGAAGTCATGCTCAACGGTCTCGACGTTGGCGGTCTCGGTGATGCGGGTCAGGATGGTCATTTTAGGTCTCCTCGCGGGCTGGATCGCCCTTCGATAGGTCCACCTTATTGTCACCAGCGGCTTGGACAAGTCCAATCTGGGAGAAAATTCGGGGAACGGGGTTCGGGAATATTCCGGGACTCTGGTCCCCAAACCCTCCCGCCGTTTCCCGTCCGTTCCCGGCCCCGCTTGACGGCACCGGGTGCGCGCCCCTAGGGAAACGGGGCGCGCCGGATTAGCTCAGCAGGTAGAGCGGCGGTTTTGTAAACCGCAAGTCAGGGCCGATTGAACCCGGTTTTAACCCGGTTCTTTCAATCACTTGTCGCCATCGGTCCCGGTCGCCTCGGGGGTAGGTTCGGGACTATTCCGGGACTCGGTGACAGAACCGCCCTCCAGCGCCGCCCGCAAGTCGTCCTCCAGGGCGTGCGCGTAGCGGGCCGTGGACTGTATGTTCGCGTGCCCGAGGAGGCGCTGGGCGATCTTGATGTTCCCCGACCGGCGCAGGACCGTGGTGCCCGCATGGTGGCGCGTTCCGTGGATCAACCGACCACCACCGACGCCCGCCCGCTCCGCGGCATTGTTGAGCCGGGCCTGGAGGCCATAGTAGGTCAGCGAGGCCAGCGTGACCTTGCCGGTGGCCTCGTCGCGCTCCTCCACGAACCAGATATGGTCGAGCCCCGCCGCCCTGGCGCGGCCCACGCGGGCGGCAACCTCCCGGGCATGTTCCTCCCGCAGCGGGATCGTGTGGCCGCCCACGTCGCGCTTGCGGCCCCGGCGCCGCTCGCCATCCGGCATCAACCGGCTTCGGATGGTTAAGCGCGGGCCGTCCGGGTCGTAGTCCGCAGGCTCAAAGAACAGTTCGCCGAACCGGGGGCCGTAGGTCAGCAGGAGGTCCAGGGCCAGCCCCACGGTCGGGCCGCACTCCGCGCGCCACACCCGCTGTTCCTCCTCGCCATAGACCCGGACGAGTCCGGCGGGCTCCTCCAGGCGCAGCTTGCCCCACCGGATCGGCTGCAGGGTCAGGCCCTTCCGGCTCCATAGCTCCTCGGCGTAGCGCAGGACGGGCCGAAGCTGGTCGACCACATCGCGGTTCACCGTCGCCGGGCTCGGGAAGTAGCGGCGCGCGTCCTTGGCGCGGGACTTCTGGTAGGGGATCAGGCGGCGCTTGCGGATGGCGTCGGCCACCATCTCAGCGTCTATGTCGCGGAGCATGGTCGCGCGGCCCAGGAGGCCGATCAGGCGCTCAAGGCGCCGCTCCACGTCCACGGCATCGCCCCGGTGCTGGCCCACGTCCTGCCACCAGCGCCCACACGCCTCGTCCAGGGTCAGGCTGTCGGCGCTGCCGAGTCGGCCCTCGGCGATTTCCCGCCGGATGCGGTCTTCCGCCCTCTCAGCGGCGCGTCTCGTAACTTGCCCGGTGCTGCCGTGGTAGCGCGTCCCACGAAGGACAAAGTCGAACTGCCAGAAGCGACTCTTTGTCGGTTTGTAGACGGACACGGCGCAGGCTCCTTCTGAGCGGGCGTCTCGCGGGGGCGCCCCAGGTAGGCGCGAAGGTCGGCCTCGGTGTAACGCCGCAGGCCGCCGCCAGTAGGGATTGAACCGATAAGGCCCGCCTGGGCAGCGCCGCGCAAGGTCTTCTCGTCCAGGCCCAGGACTTCGGCGGCGCGGGCCGCCGTGATCGTGGCGCTCTTGGCGAACGCCTCGCCCAGCAGCCGCTCGGTCGCGTGGCCCAGGTGATCGAGCGGAGAGGTGTAGACGCTGCTCATGGGGGCGCCCGCCCGGCCATGAATTTCGCCACCGCCAGGGCGGCGTCTGTCATTTGGAGCAACTGCTTTTGCGAGGGCGCGGTCCCGATAGGCATGGTCGCCTCGACCAGCGCGTGACTTAGCCGCGCCAACTCCGCAAAGGCAGCCTCGCTAGCGCGCAGTTCCTCCTTGAGTGCGGCAAGCTTCGGGTGGGCGGGTGGCATTACCTCCAGCGCGGCCCTGGCGAGCGCGATCAGGTCAACCTCGCCGTCGATGGTTGTGTCGGTCAGGCCGTTCTCATCGTAGAGAAACGGGTTCCCCCGCGTCTCCTTCGCTTGGCGGCGTAGCTCCGCCAGCATCGCCTCGGCCACCACGGCCTCGGAAGGCTCTGGTCGGGCGCGGGTGTTCCAGGCGGCGATGGCCTCCGATAGCGTGGCCTGCGTAATCTCAGCGGGGCACGATGCACACGCCACGAACGGATTGTGCTCGTAGGGGTATACATCCCCTATTTCAGCCTCACCCCCGCAAAACGGGCAGCTTTTCAAACTCTCTCGCTCACTCACGACCCGCCTCCTGAGTGGGGGTTGAGGGCTTGGCGGCTTTCCATCCACTCCGCCATGAAGGCCGGGTCGGCTCTGAGCCGCTTGCGGATATCGTAGCCCTCCCGCCGCGTGATCTCCTGCGCCCCGTACTTGAGCGCCAAACCCCGGCGCGTCAGGCTCAGGTCGTAGTGGGGGAAACTGGCGTCAGCTTGAAACCACGCCCGGCTCATTCCGATGCGACCGGCCATCGTGTGGAGTTCGGCCAGGGTGTCAGCAAACATGTGACACATGACCATGCGCCGGAAGTTGTTGCGTTCCTGATCGACGTAGACCGTCACGACCAGCCTCCGTGCTTGGTGATGAAGTCGCGCTCGTGTCGTTGCAGCCAAACGTGTTCGGCAAGCTGGCCGCCCACCCAGGCGGCATAGGCGGGCGGGATGCCCTGGCTGATCTCAGCGCACGTCAGGCTGCGGCGCAGGCCCATGGCGTCGGCCATGGTGCGCTGGTGGCCGCCCTCCCATTCGTCCCGCGTGCCGCGTCCCCCGGCGCTCGCCGCCCGGCGCCGCGCGTGGCCGCCATAGACACCGACGACCGGCTTGGCGTGGGCGCATGGCCCGGGCGCCGACAGCGGCCAGTTCGTCTCGAACTTCCGGTGCCGCTGGAGGTGGTAGCGGGCGCCCCGGTCGGTCACGCCGAGGCCGAACATGGAGCCGCACAGGACAACCGGATCGACCAGCGCCGCGCCCTCCACGTTCTCGATGACGTAGGGCAACCCCGACGCCCGCAGGAGGCGCCGGGTGGCCGGGATCAGTTCCGGGTGGGCCTCACCCTTGGCGCCGGGGGCGTGCCGCATGGCGGTGTCGCGCAGGCAGGGCGGTGAGGCCCATACCGCATCGAACGCGGCCAGGAACCGCACGTCCAGGCAGGTCGCGTCGGCCTGCAGGAACGGGCCGGGGTAGCGGGGCTGCGGGTAAAGATCTACGCCCACCACGTTGAACCCGGCCAGCCGCAGGCCGTCCGCGACCAACCCCGCACCGCAGAACAGGTCGAGGATGCGAAGCATCAGGCGCCGCGCTCCATCTCGACCCAGGCCCGCATCGCGCGCAAGGTCGCGCCCCGCATGGCTGGCGAGAGGGCGCTGATCACCTCCGCGAAGACGGCGGCCTCGGAACCCATCAACCACGCCTCGGCTGGATTCGCCGGTCCCTCGGCGGGCCTGACCCGCAGGTAGCCGTCGAAGTAGTAGGCAACCGCCACGCCCTGCGAGAGGGCGGTGCGGTGAAGCATGGAGGCGCTGATGCGGTTGGCGCCGCGCTCGTATTTCTGGACCTGCTGGAAGGTCACGCCCAGGTCGCACGCAAGGTCCTGCTGGCTTTGCCCAAGCAGCTTCCGGCGGGCGCGAATCCTGTCGCCGACATAGACGTCGACCGGGTCGCTGACCTGGGTGGGTGTGGGGGCGATCTGGTTCATTCTGGTCCTTTCAGGAGAAGGCCGGTCGGCATGGCGCCGTCCCGGTAGGCGACCGCGAGTTGCGGTTTGACCCAGGCCCCAACGGTCGCGCCGTCCGGGAGGAGGGTGTGGGCAAGGAACTCGTCCTCGATGGTGGTAATCCCGGCGGCGACCGCCTCCAGCTTGGCCTTGATGACCAGCGCGAGCGCGCGCCAGCGTTGGCGGCAGGCTTGTTCCCATGCCGCCAGGGCGGCCTCGGCTGTGCGTTCACCCCGGCTGTGGTGGGTGAACTCGCGCCGGTCCTTTCGCGGCAGCGTCAGAACGAACCGCACCTGTCGATCTGATATGCGGAACGCCACCATCGCCCGCTCGGCCTCGGTGAAGTAGGCGAAGGCGTCGGCGCCGTAGCGTTCCAGGGTCGCCTCAATCTCGGCGCGGGACTTGGCGACGGACACCTCCGTCTTGGCGGCATAGCGGGTCACGCGGCGGACTCCGTGAGTTGGGGTGGGGCAAGCGCCGCCGCCTCGGCAAGCGCGGCCTGGATGCGCTCGGCGCCTGCACGCGTGAGCATGAAGCCAGTGATCGGGTTCGACCCGCTGGGTCGGATGGCGACCACCTCGTCGCATCCGAGGTCGGCCAGCTTGGTCCGCAGGCGGGAAACCCGGAGCAGCACGCCCTTGTTCGAACAGGCAAGCTCGGTCAGCCGGTGCGCCTGGACCGGCAGCACCGCAAGCTGCTCCAGGCCCACGAACACGCCGGGGCGCCGCATGAGGGCCACAAGGACGCTCGCCTCGCTCGGGCGAAGGTTCAACACCTGGGTCGCCAGGGTGCGCCATCCCAGCAGGCGCAGTTCGTGGTCGAGGGTGGGGTTCACAGCAGACGCTCCCCCTCGGCGGTTCGCTGCAACCGCGCTAGGACCGCCCGCATCCGAGCAAGCTCGCGGGTGGCCTGGGCCTGGGTCATTTTACCTTGGGAGACGCGGCGCGGATAAACCTGTTCGCGCAGGCGAACCTCGCGCTCCACGCACTCCACCTCATTGAAGATCGTCACCGGGGCGTCGGTCACGCCTGCATTCCCTTCTTCTGTCGCGCGGCCTTTCGCGCTCGTTTGATGGCGGCGAGGCGCTGGCGCTCCTCGTCCGGGGTGGGTCGGGTCGGCGCCGTCACGGCCCGTCCTCCTCGTGGCGGGAGGGCGGCGCCGGGCGCGACTTGGGGAAGGGGCGGCTGGGGATTTTCCGCTTGCTGGGCGCCCGCAGCCCCAGGTGGTTCGCCCGGATGCGGTCGGCCTTGGCCTTCGCCTCGTTTTCCTTGGCGGTCTTCTCGCGGTGCCGCTCTCGGATCACCGGGGCGAGGTTCGACTCGCGGTTTAGGTTCTCCTCGCCCTGGGCGAGGTGGAGCGGCTTGATGTGGTCAAGGTCCCACTGGTCCTTGAGGCCGATCTTCTGGCCGCTTAGGTAGCACCGCCCATCGTAGGCGGCGAACACGCGCAGGCGCACCGCGACGGGCGGGCGGCTGTCCGGGGTCTTGCCGACCCACTCGGGGACGCTGCGGCCCGTCATGCGTTGGCCTCCGCGCGCCCGGCGGCCTCAAGCTCCTGGGTGGTAACGCCGAGAAGCCCGGCGATGTGTTCCATGATGGCCGTCTTGCTGGCCTGGAACTCGGCCTTGTCCATGGAGCGCCGCGATTGCGACTTCGCCTCGCGCATCACCACAACGTGCCCCCGGACCACGATCCAGGCGAACTGGTCCTTGGAGCGAAGCGCCTGGGCTACACCCACCGCCGCCTCGTGCGTGCCCACGTCGAGGATCGTCTCGCGGTAAAAGCCGGTCTGGATCAGGGCGGCTTTCCGCAGGTGGTCCGGGCTCGCGTACTCCCGCGTCAACCGCTCGGGCAGGTTCTTGAACGCCTCCTTGAGCCACGCGAACTGGTGGCCGTGCGAGGAGGTGGACCGCTCCTCAATCTCGCCCAGGCGGTATGTCTCGCCGACCACGAACTGCTTGTTCGCCAGCCGCACGAAGGCCGGTCGAGGCCACATGGCCTCGCCGTCCCACTGCCAGAGAAGAGGCGCCTCCGCAGGCATCGCTTACGCGGGCTCCGCTTCCAGAAGCACCTTCTCGCGCTCGTCCAGATGGCGCGCGACCGCCAGGGCGTCGGCCTTGGCCCGCGCCCAGAAGTCCCGGAGAGACGGCTGGTTCACCGACCGGAACCACCGTAGTTGGAACAGGTCCCAACCGCGCGACTCCTCGATGATCTTGTCGGCCAGCTTGCCCAGCCCGACCGGCTCAAGCGCCGAGGTGGGCGAGAACTGGAAGGTGATCGTGCCCGCAAGCCCCAGGCGCTCCCGGGTGGTCTCGACCGCGTGGCTCTCGATGATCTCCGAGGCGGTCACGTCGATGACCTGGGCGCGGTCCATCTCCGACCCCTCGTAGAGGCCGGACAGGTCTTCCGGGAACGCCTTCCGAAGCGCCTGGGCCTCGGCGCACTTGGCGAGCATGACGCGGGGCATCTTCGCCCAGTTGCCGTCCACCGTCTGCTTGCCGGTGGGGGCGCGCTTGCCCTTTTCCTCGTTATAGGCCCACTCGTCCTTGATCGGCGCGAACTCGTCCCAGTAGGCGACCCCGGTGGCGGGTTTCCAGCCGCCGTCCTGGGTGGGGTCCGCGATCCAGATGCGGACGCGCGCCTTGACCAGACCCGCCGGGTTGGTCGTCCCGCGCAGGCCCTCGTCGTAGGTGTAGTCCGGCTCGTCCTCGTCGGGCCGGTAGCGACCCGACCGGGCGGCAATGGCGCGCATCCCGTCGATGGTCGTGATGATCGCCATCTGGCGCTTGTCGTCCTTGTCCTTGTTGAAGACGATGGCGCTGATCTGCTTGGAGAACGGATCAAGAGACTTCATCGAGGCCACGGCCATGAACAGGTCGAACTCGTCCGGGGAGGTGTCCCTGGCGACCGTGCGTTTGATGAGCGCAAGCTGGGCGCCGCTGTAGTTCGCCGAGGGCGTGACCGGCACAGCCGAGCGGGTGGTGGTTAGCGCGTTCATGGGGGCTCCTATTTGATGCGGATGGTGAGGGAGGGGGCGCCGTTCGACAGCGTGGCGCCGGGAATGTCCGGGTGGGTCACGGCAAGCGCGGCAATCGCCTGGGTGCGCTCGTCGCCCGTCCGCTGAGATGCCGCCGCCCAGGCCGCCGCCCGGTCGCGGAGCGCATCGGTGAGCGCCTTTTTGTCCAGCTTGGGCTCGCCCGCCTTCCAGAACCGGGGCGGGATTTCCGACTCCTCGGTGATCACCAAGGACGGCGCCCGCCGCGCGAGGGTGAACGTCGCGGCGGGTCGGGTCATGGTGTCGAGTTCGGCGATGGTCATGGCCTGCTCGATCAGGGCGCGGTCGCGCTTGGCGTTGGTCTCCGCGCGCTGCTTGCGGGCCGTAAGGCGGGCAACGACCGCGTCCACACCCTCGACCATGACCTCGGCCTCAAGGATGCGGTCCATCAGCCGGTCGATCACCTCGTAAAAGCCGGTCTCGCCCTCGATGGTGTCCGCCAGCAGATCGTCGTCCTCGTTGAGGGCCGCAATGGACTCGCGCAGGGCCTTGACCGTCTGGGCCTCGATGGTTGGGTCGATGAAGTCGGGCCGCTTGTGCGCGGCGCGGGTCTTGGCCGCGCTCATGGCGTGCGCCCCTGAATAACGATGAGGGTCTGCAAGGCGCTGTCGCCCTGCTCGCCCACGGTGCGCGCGATCTCGCGGCGCCCGGCGGGCTGTGACGGGTTCTCGGCAACCGCCTGGGCCATCGCGACAAGGGTCTCGAGGGCGTAGCGGAGCGCGTGGAACTGCTCGGCATTGGCCGCCCGGAGTTCGGTCTGCAGGTTGGCAATGCGCTCGGCCAGCGTGACCGGCTCCGGGGGCGACACGACCCGCAGGGCGACGGCCTTGGCGAGTCCGGGGCCTATGGTCGGGGTCTCGCTCATGCGGGCACCACAACGACCAGCAGGGCGGCAAAGGCCGCAACGGTGACCGCCAGCTTGGCGAACTCCATCGCGTACCAGAGCCAGGAACGGTTCATCATTGCGTGTCCTCCGACAGGTTGACCAGCGCGCGCCGAAGCGCGGCGCCAGCCGTGGTGAAACCCGGAACCTCGGGCGGGAAAGATGGGAGAGCGCGGCGCGGGAACGCGGCGTCACAGATGACCGCCGCAAGCGCCTCGCTGGCGTAGAAGGCGCCCAGGCTGCGCCCGGTCGCGCAGTGCACGAGAAACCGCTTCCCGGGGGTCCGGGCGGGGAGGTCGCGCCATCCCCAGGCCCGCAGCGTCTCGCGGATGGTGGGGTGCTGGCTCATGGCGCCACCGACCGGCGCCCGCGCCGCTCAAGCGCGAACGCATCCAGCGCGGTTCCGAGTTCCATCCAGAGCGCCGCCGCCCAGGCCGCAGTCGCCATGTTCCCACTGTCGTAGGCGACCCGGCAGTCGTCCCGGTAGGTCTCGCGCAGGCGCTCGGCCTGGAGGGCGCTGATGGCAATGGGCCGCACCGGGCCGCGCCACATGATGCGTCCCTCGGTGTACCAGAAGGTCGGGGGGCGCCGGGGGGCTACCATGTGCCCCACTCCCGGCGCTCGTCGAACCCATCCCACTCGGCCTGCCACTCGGTGTGGCACTCCTCGCAGAGCCAGCCGTGCCCGACATCGCGGTCCCGGTCGTACTCGTCCTCGGAGAACAGGCGTCGGCACTCGCCGCACCGGATGGCGCAGTCGTGGACCACGTCCTTGAGCCGGTAGCCGCCTGGGCCCTCCCAGCCGTTGTCGCGCGCCAGGGCGCGCAGGGCGCGCGCCGTCAGGAGCATGGGGCGGCCTCATGAGCCAGGGTGGTTTCAAGCTCCGCGAGGTGCTTCCGCAGGCGCGTCAACTCGGCCCGCGCGTTCCCAAGCAGGAACACCTTGCCGTCCGGCTCTCGGCACCAGTAGGCCGCATTCGCGGCTTCCGCGACATCGCGGGCCGAATCCGCCACGCCGCGCGCAGCGAGCCACACGTTCACCGGTCCGTACGGGCTCATGCGTCCGCCCTCGCGGCAGCGTCGGCGGTGAGAATGTCGGCCAGGGCGGCGATGGCCTCGCGCCCGGTGCTGGTGCGCTCCGCGTTAAAGAACCGCAGGCACTCGGCAACAGCGGCCAACCCGGCGGGGGTAAGCCTCGCGTCGCGTGGACCGGCTAGACCCTCACAGAAGTTGGTGAAGGCGCTTTCGAGCCCTGGGGCGCCACCCAGGCTTTCAACCTCGAATAGCGCACGAAGAACCCGCTGGCGCGGGTGTGGTGGCAGGTGTGTCTGTGTTGGCATCGCGTCCTCCGTGTGGGAGGACCATACCCGGTTATTCTACCGGCGCAACACCGAAAACGGTTATACTACCGGCCACGGCGCGAAACGCCGCGAATCCGCGAGGTGTCGGTAGCGGCTGGCGTGGGGGGGGTTTAGGCCGCCTCGGGGGCGCTGAACCGGCGGATAATCCGCTGGGCTTGGCGCGGCGGGATGATCGCCGAGGGCTCGGTCGCCCAGGTCACCGGCACATCTTCAAGCGGTGGCCCGACCTGGGCCTCAAGCATATACAGCCCGGGGGCCGATCCGCGCAGCAGGCGCTTAAACATAACCGACCCGTCCTGCAGGCCGACGAGGCAGTAGTAGCCAAGGAGGTCGGGGTTCGGCGGCGCCCGGCGGCTGTCAAAGTAGATAAGCGAACCGGCCTCCGCGATGGCGCGGATGGCATGGCCGCGGACCTCAACGGCTATGTCGTGCGGCGTGCCGCCAGGAGGAACCGGCACAGTATCCCAGCCGCTTTCGCCGGTCAGGGGCGCCACGGCGCCGCCGCTGTCCGCTTCCACCACACCCACGATCCGCACGAGGGGGGCGTTGGCCTCCGAGCCCTCCAACAGCCACGCAGCGGTAACGCTCAACACTGGGGCCAGCGCGATGATGGTGTTGGTGGACACCCCCTGGCGGTCGTTCTTCTCCACGGCCCGGCGGATGTTCCGAATGGCATCCTCGCTCAACCCCGCTGCCCGCGAGGCAGCCGTGGCCGTCATATCCAGCGCGTCCAGGCGCGCTTCGATCCGCTTTAGTACGTCCCGCAGCATGGCCGAGAAATTTGACTTCCTGACGTTGTGGCGTCCATCGGTAGAATGACCGTTGACGTGGCCGGTAAAATAACCGACGCTCGGGGCTATGTTTGACGCCATCTCTCAGCTCCTTTCCCTGACCGACGAATACGAGCGGGTCACCGGCTGCGACCGGGTCACCGTCTCGTGGCGGGTGTTCGGGGACTCGAAAAAGCTCGCTGCCCTCCACGAGGGGAAGGACATACAGGTCCGGCGATATGAGGCCGCCGTGCGCTGGTTGTCCGCCAACTGGCCGGACGGTGCGACGTGGCCCGAGCGGATCGGGCGCCCCAACCTTGAAGAAGTCGCGGCCTGATGGTTGCGGGTTACCCCACCCGCCGCGATAGCGGCTCCAGCGCACCGTTGATGTGGGTGTCTAGCGCCGTCAGCGTGGCGATGGTGGTGGGGCAATGGCCGCACCGGGCGCATCGGTCGCGCTGCCCGGCAACCCTGATCCGGTCGCGCAGCGGCGCCGGTGCGGGTGGGTCGTATGTCGCGAGGTCTGCGGCCGTTCGGCGCGCACACGCCGCCAACGCCAATTCGCCGAAAAGCATCAATCCTCGCCCTGGCTTTGGCGCTGGTCTGGTCGCCGCGCCAGAGGGAATAGTTGTGGGCGCACCCACTGGTAGTCAAGGCGCGCTGTCTTTGTGTTGTCACAGACCGGGGGAGGCGTAACTGTGCGCGCCCCCCTTGGTGCAGTTCTAAACGGGTCCGGCTCCCCGACCGGCGCCCTACGCGAGCGCGTTGTCCCTCCCGCGCTTGCGGCCCCGGGTTGCTCCCCAGCGGGCGCCCGGGGTGCCCGTCTAATTCGGGGGAAGTCCCCAGCGTCCTACACCGGGCGAGGGCTGGATAAACCGGCCCCCCTGCGCTCTGCGTCAACACCGGCCCCCGAAGCGGCGAACTCCGCGCGTGTATCCGGTGAAGGGGGGCAAGCCCGGGTCTCATTCCGGCGCCTCGTTGGGGGCGCCAGCGGCCAACCGCAGCGCGGCCTCCGAAAGCTGGGCGCGAAGCAGCCGCTCCGCGCGATGCAGGCCAGGACGAGCAGCCGGTTCGGTGCGGGCTGCCCGGCGCAGGCGTACTGCCGCGTCGAACTGTGCCCGCGCTCTGTCGAGCGTCATCGGGGGCTTTCGGGCGACCGGGGGGTCGCGTCAGCACCTTATGGGCACGCACCATGAAGCGCGAACCCGGCGATCCGCAACTTTTGTCAGGACGCCTTGCGGACTTCGTTCGGACCAAGGGTTCAGCGAAGGTGTTGGCGCGCGCCATCGGCTGCGACGTGCGGACTGCCGAGAACATTCGCCGGGGAACGTGGCCCGGCGCCCGCCACTGGTCCGGCCTTTGGGACGCCTACGGCGTTGAGGTCGTGGACGCCGTGTTCCCCCGCACACGCACCCGCCGAAAACCCCTGGGGACGCGCTGGCCCCGTCATCGCCCAGCGCACGAACGGAGATTTATTTCGTGACTGACCTAACCTTCTCCAACCTGTCGCCCAGCACGGACGACACGGCATCCATCACCGGGATGCCGCGCTCCAAAAAGCGGGCGCTCCTGCAGTTCCACCTCTCCAAGATCAACGCTGCCCAGCGCGAGGTCGATGAGGCCCGCGCGCCGTTCGACGCCGCCAAGGACAAGCTCACCGCCGCGTTCCATGACGCGATCTCAGACCTTGGAAAGCGCAACGGCTACACGCGGAAATACCTGGGCGACCTCGCTGCCGAGATGCGTTCCCAGGTGCGCGAGGCGGCCCGCGACGAGTCCCGCCGCGTGGAGGACCGGATCGACCTCTCGCTGCCGGTCGCGGGTGGCTTGCAGATGCAGCTTGCCCTGGGTGAACTGGAAAACACCCCCGAGGAGACCAAGGAACTCGGTCGCTGGGAATACCAGGGCTTCCTCCTGGGTCGCGCCGGGCGCCTGAACTATGTCCCGGACGGTTGCCCGCCCCGCTACCATCAAGCGGTCATGCGCGCGGCGGAAGCCGGGCAGGCGCTCACCCAGTCGATGTTCCTTGAGGCCCAGGCCTACAAGGACGAGCAGGCGGCGCCACAGGCCGAGGTCGAGGCCAAGCCGCTCAACGACCTACCGGAGCCGGGCACGCCGGAACACGACGCCGCGCTGCGGGAGTCGGAGCGGCTGGCGCGCGAGAGCCTGGGCGTTCCCGAGGATGCGGGTCGCGCCAAGCGCACCAAGCCCTCGGCGGCGAACGACCGGGCGGTGGCGGCCTGATGGCGCACACTGGTCGCCAAGACCGCTCGGCGGCGACGAGGGCTAAGGTTCTCGTCGCCGCTAAGGCGCTGTTCGAGTCCGTGGGCTACGACCGCGCCTCCTGGCGGACCATTGCCCAGGCGGCAGGCGTGGGCACCAGCACGCTCTTGTCGGTCTGCAGCGACAAGGCCGACCTCTACCGGGAGGTCTTCGGCCACGCGCCGGTGACACCCGAGATGGGTCGCGCCCTCTACCTCGCCGCGCGCAGCGGCGCCGACCCGGATCGCCTTGCCGCCCTGGTCGCAGCGGTCGAGGAGGCGTAGCGCCATGAAGGCCCCGCGCATCGTCCGCTCGGAACTGGCGGTCCATATGCAGGTGGCCGCGTACCTCCGGCGGGCCATGCCGCAGCCGGACTTCCCGGTCCTGTGGTGGCACACCCCCAACGGCGAAAAGCGGGACCAGCGCACGGCGGCCAAGCTGCGCGCGATGGGCGTGCTGCCGGGCGTGGCGGACTTCCTGTTCATCATGCCGAACGGGCAGGCCGCGTTCCTCGAATTGAAGTCGGCGACAGGCGCGCTTTCGGAGGACCAGGAACAGTTCCGCTTCCGCGTCCGCCAGAATGGCTGCGGCTACGCGACGGCGCGCACCCTGGACGAGGCGGTCGTGATCCTTGAGCGATGGCTGGCCGCATATGGCCTCCAGCCTCGCGCCCGCCTGACGCGGAGGATCGCCGCGTGACCCCGCTGGAAAGCATGACCCTTGAAGCGGTCCGGGTGTTGACGGAGCGGCGTGGTGTGCCGCCCAGCTACGACGAGGTCGCCGCCTATATCGGCCTGCAATCCCGCAGCGGCGTGGCCCGGATGGTCGACTCCTTGGAGCGCCAGGGCTGGCTCGAGCGCGAACCGCACCGCGCGCGGTCCCTGCGGATTGTGGGCGAGCGCCCGCGCCTGGGGCGCCTGTCCACGCCCGAACTGCGGCGCCTCCGTGAACTGATCACCGAGATCCTAAAAGACCGGGGGGAGGAATGACCGAGCCCACCCCGGACCCCGTTGCGGCCGCCATTGAGCGGGGTGGTGCGACCGCCCGATTGCTGGTCGCCCACCGGGACGCCCTGATCCACCACCTCGCCGCGATCCTGCTGATTGCCGGGCCGAACGGGATGGTTGCCTGCGCCTATGGCGCCGCCGAAGCCGTCCGCATTGCCCACGAGCGCCGCACCCGGGGGGAGGCGCCGCCGTGCTCTCCTACGTGAGCGCCATGGGGAACGGGCCCACCCGGGAGGCCATTGCCGCTGCCGGATGGCGGTTGTTGCTGTCGCCGGTTGACCGCCGCAACCCCGGTGGCCTGCGCTACGGCCTGGACAACGGTGCGTGGCCAGCGTTTCAGGCGTGGCTCCGCGCGCGCCAACGTAGGGGTCAGTCTGACGCTGCCGCGATGGCCGAATGGCAGGCCGGGGCCTGGGTCGAGGGTCAACTTAGCGAGGACCGTTTTGAGGACCACCTCGACCGCCTAGGAGCGGGCGCCGACTGGGTTGTGTTGCCTGACATTGTCGCCTGCGCGGAATCCCTAAGCGTGTCGGTGCGCTGGTTGAACCGCTGTCTTGCCGCCACGCCGGTCGTGCTGATCGCGGTGCAAGATGGGGTCACCCCGGCTGACGTGGAGCCCTACGTCGGGACGCGTGTGGGCGTGTTCCTGGGGGGGTCCACCGGTTGGAAGCTGGCGACCGCCGAAATGTGGGGACAGTGGTGTGCCGAGCGCCCCTGTGTGCACCCGCTGTCCACACCCGACACCCCCCGGCGGGGGGCGTGGTTCCACTTTGCCCGCGTCAACACCCAGCGCCGCTATCGGCTGGCGCATGCCGTGGGCGCGGACTCCACGGACGGTTCGTCCGTTGCCCGCTTCTCCAGCACCCTCGCACCGCTCGATGCGGCCCGTCGTCAACCGGACTTGTTCTCACCACAAAGGACTGCCGCATGAAACTGTCAGGCGCGCTTAACCTGGGTTCAACCCCACCCGCGAACGACGCCCAGCCGTTCAACATTGACGCCGAGCAGGCGGTCCTGGGCGCGGTCTTGTACGACAACGCCGCCATCGAGCGGGTCGATGAAACCCTGCGGGCCGAGCACTTCTACGAGCCGCTCCACGGTCGGTTGTGGGACGCCGTTTTGTCCCTGGCCCGCTCGGGCAAGGTGGCTGACCCGGTCCTCGTCTTCGAGCGGATTAAGGACGAGCCGTCGCTGCAAGACCTGGGTGGGATTCGCTACCTTGCCGATCTCGTCGACCGCGCCCCCCCGGCGGCCAATGCGCCGGACTATGCCGGGGTCATTCACGACCTCTGGCTTCGGCGCCGGGTGATGGACATAGCGGCGAACGCCATGGCGGCGGCTTCCGGGTCCGAGTACGACAGCGCGAACGCCGTTGTGGAGGGCGTCGAGGCCGAACTTTACGCCCTGGTCGAAACACGGCGGGAGCAGGGGTTCCAGAACCTCGACCACTACATCGCCGAAGCGATCCAGATGGCGGCGAAGGCATACGAGCGGGACGGGGGCCTGTCCGGCACCTCAACCGGCCTAATCGACCTTGATCAAAAGACCGGCGGACTCCACCCCTCCGACCTCATCATCCTGGCCGGGCGCCCCTCCATGGGGAAGACCGCCCTGGCGACCAACATCGCGTTCGACGTGGCGCGGTCGTATGCCTTCGAGACCCAGACCGGCGGGGCGAAGAAGACCGTGCGCGGCGGGCGGGTCGGGTTTTTCTCGCTGGAGATGAGCGGCGAGCAGCTTGCCATGCGAATCCTGGCCGAGGCGTCGGGTGTGTCGTCCGACCGGCTGCGGAAGGGGTCCATCAAGGCGGACGAGTTTGGGCGCGTTCGCGATGCGGCCATCGAACTACAGGACGCGCCGCTGTTCGTGGACGATACCGGCGGCCTTACCATTGACCGGCTCTGCGCCCGCGCTCGCCGCATGAAGCGCCGCACCGGCCTGGACCTGCTGGTGGTCGACTACCTGCAACTCATCCAGCCCTCGCGCACGCGGGCGGGCGCCAACCGGGTCGAGCAGATCACCGAGATATCCATCGCCTTGAAGGGGCTGGCGAAGGAACTCGACGTGCCGATCATCGCGCTCTCGCAGTTGTCGCGGCAGGTTGAGAACCGCGAGGACAAGCGGCCCCAGCTTGCCGACCTCCGGGAGTCCGGCTCCATCGAACAGGACGCCGACGCGGTCTGGTTCGTCTACCGGGAGGCCTACTACCTGGGCCGGAAGGAGCCGCGCGAGAACACCGCCGAACACCATGCCTGGGTCGAGGAGATGGACGTCATCCGGAACGTCGCCGAAGTAATCCTGGGCAAGCAGCGCCACGGCCCCATCGGCAGCGTGAAGCTTTCGTTCAACGAGGAACTGACCAAGTTTGGCAACCTGGGCCGCGACGGGCGGTATCAGCCGCCGGACGCGCCGGGCGGCCTCCGCTTTAACCCGGGGGCGAACTGATGCCCGCGCCGCCGTACATGAAGCTCTACTGGGGTGACTACCATCGGGGCACGCGGCACCTCCGCACGGCTGCCGAGCATGGGGCCTATCTCCTCCTCATCGGCGCCCTGTGGGACGGCGGGGGGCGCATAGCCGCCGACGATGAAACCCTGGCCCGCCACGCGCAGATGACCGAGCGGGAGTGGGCGAAGGCCCGGGTCACGATCCTGCCGTTCTTCAAGGTCGCGCGGGGGTGGTTGACCCACAAGCGGGTGAGCGAGGAACTGGCGAAGTTCGACGACATTTCGCGTAAGCGTCGCGGGGCCGGAAAAACGGGTGGCGAGGTAAGGGCCGGAAAAACCACACGAATTCGCCAAGCAAATGCTAGCCGTTTGCCGACATATACAGAGTCAGAGTCATTAAACCCCCTTACCCCCTTGCAGGGGGGCGAGCGGTCTAAGTCGTTCAACGAGGCGTGGGACACCTATCCCATCGCGGGACGTGCCAACGAGGGACCGGATCGGGCTGCGAGCGCCTGGGTCGCGGCAGCCAAGCGGGCGGGTGGGGAAGCGGCCTTGCTGGCGGCGGTGCGGCTGCGGGCGGCCCATGTGGCGCGGGACCCCACCGAGCGGGTCAAGGTGTTTCACCGCTGGTTGGCCGCCGATGGCTTTGCGGCGTACCTCAGCGCCCCGCAACCCGCTGACACCCGCCAGTGGCCCGGCCCTGCCGATGTGTGGGCCGCTCTGGTGGTTGCCAAGGGTGAACCCTGGGTGCGGTCCTGGGTGATGGCCTGCGAGTGGCAGGACGTGCCCCGCCGCGCGCTGCTGACCTCCTCGCCGACAGTCCTGGCCCGGTTGCGAACCGAACTCGGTTCCTGGCTGGACGCGGCGGGCATCGGCCTGGAGGCGCGGGCGGCATGACCGAGCGTGCACCACCGCTCCCCGCTGACCTCACCGAGGCCATGGCGGCGGCCCTCTACGAGGCGGAAAAACACCCGGGCTCCACGCTGCCGCCGTGGTCGCGGGTTGAACCCACCTACCAGCAGTCCATCCGCCGGGGGATCACCGGCGCCATCGCCGCGCTCTACGACGCGGGCTTCAAGATCGAGAAGGCGGAATGACCGAGACCACCGACGAACCGATTGTCCCGCGCCGGACCTACGCCACCACCCACGTCTGGCGGTCCTATGCCTTCTTCACCCGCGCGGCCCCGGCGCCGGGGTTCTACTGCGTCGGTCGTGAGCCCCCGGTGTACCTGCGGCGCGGTGAGCCGATGGCGAGGTGTCACCGATGACCCGGCTGTTTCCAGGCGAGCAACCCGCCTCGGCGGGCCACGAATTGACCAAGGGTGTCCAGCCCACCGATGCCGCGCTCGAGTGGCGTCTGGTCCGCACCGCCACGCGCCGGGAGGAGCGCGCCGTCGAGGCGCTGGTCGAGGCGGGCTTCGCCGTCTACCTGCCCCGGCTGATCCGCTGGCGCCGGGCGCCGCTGGGGCGCCGCAAGCGGGCGCCGGGGCCTCTGTTCGACGGTTACCTGTTCGTCGGTTTCACCGAGCGGCAGGCGTTCGCCGAGTGCGAAGCGGTCGAGGCCGTGCACGCGGTCGTGCGGTTCTCGAGACACATTCCACCGACGCCGCTCCCGTTTGGGATCATTGCCGGTATCCTGGCGAAGGAGGAAGCGGGGGAGTTTGACCGGACCCGGCGGAACAAGGCCGACGACCCCACCCCCGGCACCCCGGTCGCCATTACGGGCGGACCCTTCCAGGGTTTCCCGGCGACGTTCGTTCAGCGCCGGGCCGACGAGCGGATCGAGGTGCTGTTCTCGCTTTTCGGTCGCGCATCGCCCCTGGTCCTGGCCGAAGCGGAGGTCGCGTTACCGCTACGACGCCGGGCGCCGGTCGGGGGTGTGTCTTGACAGGTGCGGCAAACGGTAAAAAAACCGCTCCCGGACGATCCGGCTGCGTGCCCTGCGGGAGGCCCCTGGAACCCTGTCTTCGGTCCCCGGCGGACCAAGGCGAGTCCGTAGGGTTGTCTAACCGTTGCCCCCGAACCCGAGCCCTGGAGCGTTGATGCCTAAGACCCAGGCCGCAGCCAAGGCGCCGCCCGTTGATGGTCGCCGCGTCCTTGCCTACACCGACCCGGCCACGCTCCAACCCTACGACCGCAACGCCCGGACCCACACTGACGAACAGGTCCGCCAGATTCGCGCGTCCATTGAACAGTTCGGGTTCAACGCACCGATCCTTCTCAAGGAGGACGGTTCCACCATCGGCGCCGGTCATGGCCGCTGGATGGCGGCGATGTTGGACCCTCCGCTACCCGAGGTTCCGGTCATCACTTTGCGCGGCCTTAGCGAAGCCCAGTGGCGCGCCTACGTGATCGCCGACAACAAGATCGCGCTCAACTCCGTATGGAACGACGAGCTTCTGCGTTCCGAACTGGCCGACCTTGAGCGCCAGGGCGTCAACCTAGCGATTGCCGGGTTCACGCCGGAAGAACTCGACGCGATCCACCGGGGTTGGGATAGCGACCTGGGCGCCCTGGAGCGTCACACCGAGAACCTTGACGGCATGGGGGTTACGGTTCGCATCGTTCTTGGTCCTGACCACAAGGACCGCGCCGACGACGTGGTGGCAGGGGTCACGGCGTGGTTGGCGGAACAGAAGATCACGGCGGACGTGAAGTGACGGAGCCGGTGGACGTGCCATCCCCGGCGCTCAACGTGCTGGTGGCCTATCCCTACCTGCAGGCGGGCATGATCGAGGCGCTGGCGGGTTGTGGACCGCACCTGCGGTTCCTGCTGGACTGCGGCGCCTTCACGGCCTGGGCTGGCGGTAAGCCGGTCGACTTGGACGCCTACTGCAAGTCCATCGAGACCATGTCGGTGCGCCCCTGGCGCTACTTCGCCCTCGACGTGATTGGCGACCCGGAAGCCACCCGCCGGAATTACGAGGTGATGCTGTCCCGGGGGTTGACCCCGGTGCCGATCCTAACACCCGGCGAAAGCCTGGACGTGATGGACGAATACTGGCGGACGAGCGACGTTGTGGGGGTGGGTGGTCTTAACGGCCTGGGTCACCGCAAGCACGGCTACGTCAAGGCGGTCATGCGCCACGCTGCCGGGCGCCGCGTTCACCTCCTGGGCTACACCGGCCTTAGCTACATCAAGGCGCACCGCCCCTATATGTGCGACGCCTCGTCCTGGGAATCCGGCGCGCGATACGGCTCCTTCCTGCTCTACATGGGCCACGGACGGACCCGGCAGCTAAAGAAGACCGAATTCGCCGACCGACCCTCCACCGAGGTTCTCGAGCGCATCCGCGCGCTTGGAATGGACCCCTACACGCTCGCGCGGAACGCGGGGTGGGCAGGGGGTTACTCCATCAACCGGCGGCTGGCCGCGAGGTCATGGGTTGCCATGTCCCTCGATGCCGAACGCGCCCTGGGAACCCGCCTGTTCCTGGCGCTTAACACCAAGAACGCGCTCCGCGTGGTCCGCGAGGCGTTTGAGTTCCTGGTCCCACACCGCGAGGCTGCATGACCGTGTTCGCTGCCGATGAAGGCACCAAGTTTGGCACCTGGGGCGACCCGACAAGTCAACTCCTCTATCGCGACGTCATGCCTGTGTTCCTAAGCGGGGTGGACACGTCCTACCGGGTCTTTGACCTCGGTGGTGCAAACGGACTCCTTCGCCACTTCATTCCCCACGCCCTGACGGTGGACATTGACCCGACCAAGGCGCCGGACGTGGTGGCCGACTGTCTAAAGTGGAAACCGAAATGGTTTCCGCGCCCGTCCCTGGCCGTGTTGCGCTACGTCTTGCACTACCTGACCGACACCCAGGCAACCAAGCTGTTCAACCACCTTGCCACCTGGGCCGACCGGGTGCTGGTAATCCAGTTCGTTACCGACCCTGAACACTTGGCGGCCAAGACCCACAACTCGGTCAACGAGGTGAAGTGGTTCCGCTCGGAACCTGAGCTGCTGGCGCTGCTGGGCGAATGGAAGGTGCTGGACCGCAAGCGGCTGGACTTCACGGTGGACGCGGAGTTCTACCGGCGCCGTCTTCTCCACCCAAATCCTATCAGCCACCCCGAGGGCGTCGTGGCGCTCTACCTGACCCGATAGGCCACCTCATGCCCTACCGTTCCACCAAGACCTACGGCCACGAGGTCGGCCTGTCCTGCGCGTTCCGCCAGTGGCGGGCACAAAGCCACTGTCGGTTCATGCACGGCTACGCCCTGTCAGTGGGGTTCGTGTTCGAAGCTGACGAACTGGACGAGCGGAACTGGGTCGTGGACTTCGGTGGCCTAAAGCCGCTGAAGGGTATGCTTGAGGCGCTGCTGGACCACCAGACGCTCGTGGCCGAGGATGACCCCGAGCGCGCGTTCTACGAGGCAGCGGCCGAGCGTGGAATCATGCAGGTCCGGGTGGTTCCCTCCACCGGCTGTGAGGCCACTGCCGCGCTGATCTACGGCGCAACCGAGGTCTGGTTGCGGGACGCGGGGTTCGCTCCCCGGGTTCGCTTGGTGTCGGTCGAGGTGCGCGAACACGGCGCGAACAGCGCGATTTTCCAGGCAGCCTAAATGAAGCGGATCGCCATTGCCGAAATCTTCGGCCCCGTCATCCAGGGGGAGGGCGCCCTGATCGGTGTGCCCACCCTGTTCGTGCGAACCGGCGGGTGCGACTTCCGCTGCTCATGGTGTGACACGATGTTCGCCGTGGACCCAATTCACGCCGCGACCTGGGAACGCCTCACCGTGGACGAGATTGTTCAGCGCACCGACGCGCTCTGTGGTCGCCAGTATATGCGCCCGATGGTCACGCTGTCGGGTGGGAACCCCGCGATGTGGCCGCTGGGCGATCTGGTGGCGGCCCTACAGGCGCGCGGGCACCGGGTGGCCATTGAAACGCAGGGCAGCGTGTGGGCGCCCTGGGCGAGCGCCCTGGACCACGTTACGGTCAGCCCGAAACCACCCAGCAGCGGCCAGCCGATGGATTGGGACGGCTTGCGGAAGTGGCTAAGGGCGAAACCGCCCGCGAACACGTCGCTCAAGGTGGTGGTGGACACACCCGACGACCTTCAATTCGCTCTGGACTGTGCGTTTGAAACAAAGCCGGGCACGACGCTCTACGTCCAGACCTGCAACCCCTACCACGGCCAGGACGAGGTCACCCCGGCCCAGCGCCTTAAACTGCTGGACCGCTACGAAGCCCTCTGTGGCATGGTGATGGAGCGCGGCCTGCATGACGTGGTGGTGTTGCCCCAGCTTCACGTCCTAGCCAATGGAGGCGGTCGTGGCCGCTGATGACGCCTTCACCTCCCGCCCCTTCAACCCGGCGCCCGCGACCACTGGAGTCGACGTAGAGGCCGCAAAGGTTGCCGTCCGCGATCTGTTGGTGGCGCTTGGTGAAGACCCCAACCGCGAGGGGTTGTTGGACACCCCCCGCAGGGTGGCCGATATGTGGGCCGAGTTCTTGGACTATGACCCGGGCCGCCTGGGAACCATGTTCGAATCCGAGACCGTTGATCAGTTGGTCGTGGTGAGCGGGATGCGCGTCTGGTCGATGTGCGAACACCACCTCCTCCCGTTTTGGTGCGACGTGGCGGTAGGTTACCTGTCGCAGCCAGCCGCGGATGCGGGTGGGACAGCGGCGCCCCGGGTGATCGGCCTGTCAAAGATGGGTCGGATTGCCCACAAACACGCCCACCGGCTGCAGCTACAGGAGCGGCTGGTGTCTGGTATCGCGAGCGACCTTAGAGCCGCCCTGGGCCACGCCCACGTCGCGGTCGTGGCGCGCGGCGAACACCTCTGCATGACGGCGCGGGGTGTTCGCACCCCCCACCGAATGACCTCCAGCGACCTACATGGCGCCTTCCGTGAACCGGCGCTGCGCGCGGAGTTCCTGGCGCTGGCCGACCTGAAAGGGTAGGGGCCGCAAACAAAATCGGCCCCGGTTTCCCGAGGCCGCAATGGGCGGGTTCGCCCGTCAGGTTCGCTGGGTTGCGGGGGCGACCGAGCGATCGACCCCGGCGAGCGGTGCGCCCGCCGGGGTCACACCCCCTAGGCCAGTTCCAACAGGTTCCCCATAAGGGTGTTGAGGCGGGCGTTGTTCGCACCCAGGAGCGTCGAGGCCATCCGGTCGCCCGCCGCGCCGCGCGCCTTGTGGTTGAAGTAGTAGGTCGCGCCGTTGAACAGGCCCCAGGCCGTTCCCGCGACTTCCGACTGTCCGGCGCCGGTGAGCGCGGCCTCCATCACGTCGCGAACCGTGCGGTTGGCGACCCGGTCGTAGTCCGCGACCAGCTCCTTCACCTCGGTGTCCGGCTGGTAGATCGGCGCCAACAGCCGCAGCGCGTCGTCGCGACCGATGTTGATGGCCTGGAGGATCTTGGCGTTCCGCTCAAAGTCGGTCATGCCAGCCCGCGCGATGCCCATCTGTTCCGCCGCCCATTCCGGGTCGAAGGCGGTCGTGTGTGGCACGCGCAGTTGCGCGGCCCCCTTGAACCCGCCGCTCATCGCGAAGGTGTTGGCACACACCACCCGAACCGGGGTCACCCGACCGATGGTCGCGAACCCGCTCTGGTGGCGGGACGCGAGGAGGAGGTAACCCTTCACGGCGTCCCCACCCGGCAGGACGAACCCGTTGCCCAGGTTGGCGAGACCCCACACGATCTCACCACCCCGCAGCGCACCCGCCGTTTCCATGGTGGCGCCGCCGTCCTCACAGAACTTCTTGAAGGTCGCCAGGAGGTCCACGTTCTGGACCGGGTTCCACCGCTCACCGACCACGTCGAACACCGTGCCATCGGTGGCCCGGGTCAGCGCGTAGTGGCGGGGGACGGTAACCGAACCCACCTCGGACCCCTCGGGGGCCACCGCCAGGAGCGGGCGCTTCTCGACGCTCCAGTCAATGCCAGCCGCCTGCGCCATCTCCAAGGGCGTCAGGTCAGCGCGCACCGGCACACCCAGGCCATGCCACGGCACAGCATGGGCAAACGCCATCGTCTCAACTTCGTGGGCCATCGTATCAGTCTCCATAGGACGGGCATCCCGTTGACGCCCGAATAGCGGTAGCTTTACCGGAACCTTGGAAGACAGCAATCGGGGAGCGGTAAAAAAACCGACCCAGGCCTATGCACCGGAGAACACCCCCGCATGAGCGAAGGTCGAGGAAGCAAGGGTAAGCGACGTCCAGTAGACGAAGACCTCGACCCGCTGCTGGCCCGGCTTTGGGACGGCGCTTCCCTGCGAACCGCCTGCGCCGAGATGGGGCTGGATACGCCCTCAACGAACAGGTGGCTCGATGCCGACCCGGACCGCTGCCAACAGTACGCCCGCGCGCGCGAAGGCCGGGCACACTACCTCCAAGAGGACGCGCTGACGATCAATCGGGCTGCGGCCCTGGGGATCGAGGTTAACGGCAAGAAGGTCGATAGCGGCGGCGCCCGGGGTTATCTGGACGCGGTGAAGTGGTCGACGGCCCGGATGGCGCCGAAGACCCACGGCGACCGGGTGGTGCACGAACATAGCGGCCCGGGTGGTGGCCCCATCGCTTACGCCAACATGAGCCGTGAGGAGCGGCAGGCGCGCATCAAGGAACTCGAGGCCCGGCGTGCTGAGCGAAGCGGAGGAACTTGAGCTTCTTGCCCTGCTCGATGCCGAGGACGCGGCGGCTGAGGCCGAGGCGAAGGCGGCAGAGGCCGGGGGCTGGGAGGCGGAGGACGCGCGCTGCGCGGCGGACGCGCTCCACTGGTTCGACCGCTGGGTTTACACCTACGACCCGCGCCTCATCGGCAAGAAGGACGCCAATGGGGCGCCGCTCTCGCCCTTCGTCCCGTTCCGACTGTATCCGAAGCAGCGCGAGGCGGTCCTCTGGCTGATCCGACAGATCGAGGCGGGTGAGGAGGGTTTGTGGGAGAAGTCCCGCGACACCGGCGCCACCTACATCGTCGCAGGCGTGTTCTTGTGGTTCTGGAAGTATAGGCCCGGGTTCAAAGGCACCTTCGGTTCCCGCGTCGAAGACTTGGTGGACAAAAAGGACAACCCCGACAGCATCTTCGCGAAGCTTCGGATCATGCTCTACCGGCTGCCGCCACAGTTGATGCCGCCAGGGTTCAATCCTGCCCAGCACGACAACTATATGCGCCTCGTGAACCCCGCCAACGACGCGGTGATCTCAGGGGAGGGCGGTAAGAACATGGGTCGGGGTGGTCGCTCGACCGCCTACTGCCTGGACGAGGCCGCGTTCGTGGAGAACGCCGAGACAGTCGAAGCCGCCCTGTCGGGGAACTCCGACTGCATCCTGTGGGTCTCGTCCGTCAATGGGATGGGGAACCTGTTCGCCCGCAAGCGGCACTCGGTCCTCAAGCCGCACCAGATATTCCGAATGCACTGGCGGGACGACCCGCGAAAGACCGAGGAGTGGGCGCGCGCCAAGGAGGCCAGCTACACCAACCCGGCCACCTGGGCGTCGGAGTACGACATCGACTACAGCGCCTCGGTTGAGGGCATCTGTGTGCCCGCGAAGTGGGTGGAGGCGTGCAAGCGCCTTGCCACCCTGGTTCCCAACCTTCCGCGGTTCAACGCTGGAGTCCTGGGGTTGGACGTGGGCGCCGGGAAAGCCAAGTCGGTTGCCGTCCCGCGCCACGGTCCCATCGTCGCGGCCCCACAAAGCCGCAGCGAGCCTGATACGACCGGGACTGCCCACTGGGCGCTTGCCTTGGCGCGGGAAACCCGCTGCGACCTGTTGAACTATGATGCCCCGGGCGTCGGCGCCGGGGTGGCCTCCACCCTCATGCACGCGGAGACCGCCGACCTCGACATTCAGGGTGTCAACACCGGCCTCCCACCCTCGGACAACCTCTGGCCGGACGGTCGCACGTCCGCCGAGACCTTCGGCAACTGGAAAGCGGAACTCTGGTGGATGGTCCGCATGGCCGCCCAGCGCACCGCCGAACACGTTGCGTTCGTGGAAGGCCGCGACGGCGGTGTCCAGCACCCGCTCGACGAACTGCTGGCACTGCCCTCGGGCGACCCGGAAAGCGATGCCCTGACCTTCCAGCTTTCCCTTGTGAAGTGGGGGCGGAACGAGCGCGGCAAGATCGTCATCGAAACCAAAGAGCAGCTTCGCCGACGCGGCATCGCCTCCCCCGACCATGCCGACGCGCTCGTCCTGACCTGGGCCGAGCATCGGCAGGCGGTTCCGGCGGCTGCGTCCGGCTCCTACGGCTGGAGCTAGAGGGGGAACCGGATGGAGAAGCGGGACGATCCGTCCAACCCGTCCGGCGCCTATGCCCGGATGAGCGCGGTGCGCGAGCGGGTGGGGGACATTCTGGAAGGCCCGGACGCGATCCGCGCCAAGGGGCAGACCTACCTCCCGAAATACGAGAGCGAGGACGCGAACGAGTATAAGCGCCGCCTCACCCAGGCGCCGTGGCTCCCGGAGTTCGAGGACATCCTGGGCGGCCTTGCGTCCAAGCCCTTCACCAAGGACATCACCCTCGCGGACGGCGCCTCCTCGGAGATCGTGGCGCTTGCCGAGGACATCGATGGGCGCGGGAACAACCTCACCGCCTTCGCCCGCCCGACCTTCCGCAGCGGTATCGCGTTCGGGATGGTCGGCATCTTGGTCGACAACACCGGCACCGGCACAGCCCGGACGCGGGCCGAGGAGCGCCGGGCTGGCGTCCGGCCCTATTGGCTGGCCCTGTCCGCCGACGACATCATCGACCTCAAGACCGCCTTCGTGGGTGGCCGCGAGGTCGCCTACCACGTCCGCCTCAAGGAGAGCGTCGTGGTCCGCGACGGCTACGACGAGCGGGTCGAGGACCGCATCCGGGAACTCAACCGCGACCCGGCCTATAGCCCACGCGGCGACATTGTGGCCCTGGGCCCCCCCACCTGGGCGCTGCATCGCGCCGAGCGGAACAACGAGGGTGAGCAAGTCTGGGTCAAGATTGACGAGGGCGCCTTCGCCCCCCTGGACGAGATTCCCCTGGCCCTGTTCTGGACCGGCGACCGCAAGGGCTCGCAGGAGGTGCAATCGCCCCTCGCCGCCCTGGCCGACAAGCAGATCGAACTCTACCGAGCCCTCAGCCGGAAGGACGAGGCTTACACCAAGGCCGGGTTCCCCATGCTCACCGCCAATGGCCTGCGCCCCCCGGCCAAGGGTGAGGAGAAGCTGATGACCGGCCCCGGGCGCGTCCTCTACGCCCCGGCCCCGAACGCCTCGTGGGACTACATTCAGCCCGAGCCGGATATCCTCAAGGAACTCCGCGCCGAGGTTGAGGCCACGCGGGACGATATGCGCCGCCTCGGCCTGCAGCCGCTCATGCCGAAGTCCGGCGGGGTCACGGCGACCGCCTCGGCCATCGACGGTGCCCGCGCGCAGTCCGCCGTCCAGACCTGGGCGCTGGCCTTCAAGGACGTGCTTGAGCAGGCGCTCGTCTACACCGCCCGCTGGATCGGCCAGGAGCCGAACGTCGAGGTCTCGATCCATACCGACTTCCTGGCGGGCATCACCTCGCAGCCGAGCCTCGATGCTCTGGCGAAGGCGCGGGAGGCCAAAGACCTCAGCCGCATCGCCTACCTCACCGGCCTGATCCGCCTGGGCGTCCTGCCCGGCGACTTCGACATGGAAGCCGACGAGGCGCTGATCGCGACCGAACTGGAGGGCCTGGAGCCCGAGGAGACACCCCCGGAACAGGGCGAGGAGCCCCCGGAGGACTGAGTGTTGCCGTGGTCGTGGAAGCGGCCCGGCGCCCGGGGTGGATGCCCCACTAGCACGCGGTGGATGCCGCAGAAGGACCAGCGATGAAGCTCAAGACCCTTGAGATTGACGGGAAGACCTATGCCGAGGTCAGCGCGGACGGAAAGCCGCTTTACACCGGCGACGACGGCAAGGAGATCGCCTTCGATGCCGTAGCGACCAACACCAGCCTCCGAACGCTCCGTGGCGAGGCCCAGGGCCACCGCGAGGCCAAGGAAGCCGCCGAGCGGGCGCTCAAGGCATTCGAGGGCATCGAAGACCCAGCCGCCGCCCGTAAGGCGCTGGAGACCATGGCGAACCTCGACGCAAAGAAGCTGATCGACGCGGGCGAGGTTGAGCGGGTCAAGACCGAGGTCGCCAAGGGCTACGAGACCAAGCTGGCCGCCGAGACCGACCGCGCGAGCAAGCTCGAGCAGGCGCTCTACGCCGAGAAGATCGGCGGCGCCTTCGCCCGCTCCCCGCTGATCGTGGGGGACAACGCGAAACTCGCCATCCCGGCGGACCTCGTGCAGTCCCGCTTTGGCACACAGTTCAAGATCGAGGACGGCAACGTCGTCGCCTACGACGGCCAGGGGAACCGCATCTACTCGCGCGGCAACCCCTCCCAGTTCGCCAGCTTCGATGAGGCGCTGGAAATCATCATCGACGCCTATCCCCACAAGGACTCGATCCTCAAGGGGACCGGCGCGGCGGGTTCCGGCGCCCCGCCCCCCGGTGGTGGTGGCAGTGGCTCCAAGCAGATGAAGCAGTCCGAATTCAACGCCCTCTCGCCCAAGGACCGCGCTGCGCGGATGGCGGACGGCGTCAAGCTCGTGGACGGCTAAGGCCGCCCCCCTAAATTGCCGTGGCGCCGGATGGGCCTCGGTGCACGGGTCGGATGACCCACCATCAACCCCGACCCTAAACGCGGCCTCGTCCTGACGCCGCCCAGCACATGGAGCTATCCCTATGACCAACGTCCTGACCCCGCTTGCCCCGACCCTGTTCACCGCTGCGCGTGACGTGCAGAACGAGCCTTGGGGTGTCGTCGGCGCCATCAACACCGACTTCGATGACAAGGGTGTCGCGGTCGGTGATGCCGTGTCGGTGGACGTCGCGCCCGTCCGCGCCGCCTCCAACTTCACCCCGGCGAACGTGCCCTCTCAGGGTGCAAGCGCCACGGCGCAGAAGATCGACGTTACCATCACCAAGTCCCGGAAGGTCGATTGGCACCTGACCGGCGAGCAAATCCGCTCGCTGGAAAACGGTGGCATTCGCGAGGACTGGGTGCGGCAGCTCGTCCTCCAGGGTATGCGGACGCTCCGGAACGAGGCCGAGGTGGACGCCGCCCTAGCGGCCAAGCTGGGCGCCTCCCGTGCCTTCGGCACCTCGGGCACCACGCCCTTTGTCTCCGACCTCCAGGCGCTCACCAACGCCCGCAAGATTATGGTGGATAACGGCGCCCCGATGGCCGAGGCGAGCATGGTGTTCGACACGAACGCCGGTCTCAACCTCCGCAACCTGGGCATCTTCCAGCAGATGCAGCAGCAGGGCTCTGAGCAGCCCCGCCGGACCGGCAACTTCGGCCAGGAGATGGGGTTCACCCTGCTCGAAAGCGCGGGCATCGGTCTTCATACGGCGGGCACGGCCTCGGGCGCGACCACGAACAACGCGGGTTACGCGGTAGGCTCCACCGTCCTTACGCTGGCCTCGGCGGGCACCGGGACCATCCTGGCCGGGGACGTGATCACGTTGGCCACTGACCCGAACAAGTATGTGGTCGTGTCCGGGGACACCGACGTGTCGAACGGTGGCACCATCACCATCGCGGAGCCCGGCCTTCGGGTCGCCATTCCCACGGCCACGCGGGCGATCACGATGAACACCTCCTACACCGCCAACCTGTTCTTCGAAAAGTCGGCCATCGTGGGCGTCATGCGTCCCCCGCTGATGCCCGCCAACCCGACGATCACGCAGCAGTTGGTCTCGGACGCGCGGGGCATGACCTACCTCATGCTCGACATCGCGCAGTACGGCCAGCGCACCTGGGAACTCCACCTCGCCTGGGGCTTCCGGACCATCAACACCTTCGCGAGCGGCATTCTGCAGGGCTAACACCCCTTGGCCATGCAGAGACCGGGACAGGGGGGGCTCACGCCCCTCCTGTTCTCTCGCAGGCGCCCGCGCAGGGGGCTCCTCCGTGAGAACAGGACGACCTTCCAACCCCAGGAGACCACCATGCCAAACACCATCCCGTCCGTTCGCGTTGTTTCCACCCATCCCGCGAGCCAGGGCGCATTCGTGGAAATCAACGAGAGCGACTTCGATGAGGCGGTTCACACCCTCTACGTCGACCCGCTGGACCATGACGGCGACGGCGAGCGGGGCGGCAGCGAACACGGCCACGGTCTGACCAAGAGCGAGATCATCGCTGATCTGGAGGCGATGGCGGTCCCCTACGACCCGCGCGCCGTTAAGGCCGACCTCCTGGCCCTGCGGAACGCGGCCCGCGCCGAGCGCGATGCGGCGCCGGTCCCCGAGGTGGTTGACCCGGCGCCGACCGCGTGAGCCAAACCTGCAACGCGAAGGACGACCCGCGCAATCGGGTCGTCTGGATTGACCGGGGCTGGCAGCCGGTGGAGATCGGCTTTTGTCCCTCCAAGGCGGCGTGGAAACACCATGCCCGGTCGATGGGCCTCAAGGACTTGCCCTATCCGACCAACGCGGCAACGAGCACGCGCTTCACGAAGCCGGGCGCCGACCGGGTTATCGTGACGCTTGGCAAGCAGGCCGACGAACCCGGGCGCTCGCGCGTCGAGATAGCCGGGCTCCTATGCCACGAGGCCACCCACGTCTGGCAGGCGGTCCGCGAGGCGATGAACGACCCCGGGCAACCGTCCGTCGAGTTTGAAGCCTACGCCATGCAGGCCATCTTCCAGGGCCTCTATCAGGCGTGGCTCGATACCCGGGCGCCGCCGGAACTGCTGGCGCGGGGCGCAACGCGGGAGGTGACCACCGATGGCTGACAACTACGGCACCGTCGCGGGGTTCCTGGCCTGGGCCTCGGTTCGCGCCAAGACTTACGCCGCCGACGACGCCACCATCCTGGCCGCCCTGGTCCGCTCGTCGGAGTATGTGGACGCCGCCTACATGGCCCAGTGGCAGGGCTTCAAGACCAACGGTCGCTCCCAGGTGCGCCAATGGCCCCGGGCGGGCGCCGCTGACCGCGAGGGCCTGACGCTCTCCTCGTCCGCCGTGCCGATTGAGGTCGAGAACGCCACCTACGAGGGCGCCGACCGCGAGATTGTGGCGCCGGGCTCCCTGGCGGCGGACATCAAGCCCGGCGGCGGCATCATTCGCCGCGTCAAGGCGGGCAGCACCGAGGTCGAGTATGCAGCCGACACGGCCAACACCACGACCTTCACGCGGATCGACCAAGCCCTGTCGCCGCTGATCGGCGGGACCA